TGGGCGTACAGCGTCTCCAGCCGGCCGCCGCGGTAATCCGCATGGCGCAGCTTGAGCATATTGCCATAGCTGTTGGTATCCCCCTGGGTGCGGCGGCCATTCCAGCAGTACGCGATTGCAACCGTGCCCGCTTCCGCTGCATATATTGGTGTACCAACTGCTGCGCGGAAATCCAGCGCCCGGTGCAGGCTGCCATCATTGTAGAGCCAGCCGGCGGTGATAATGTGCTGGGCCAGGGGCCAGCGGAGCAGGACGTCGTCGTTGGATAATCTCATGTTTTCAACTCCTTTTATCTGCTAATCCAATTCAAATGGTGATGATGTCACATATCCTTTATACAGTTTCACTCCATTAAATGTAATTGTTCCACTTGTTGTTGCTAATGCTTTTACAAAAATCCTCAATCTTTTTGGATTGTCAATAGTGAGTGACATAGGAATTTCAATATGAACTTCATGAAAACCATCGGGTCTTTTTTTCACATAAGTACCAGATGAACCAATATTATATTCAGCGTTGCTTCCATCACCAACCCAATATTCCCAAATCAAATTATTATCTGACTCTTCAGCTTTAAACACAAGTGTATAAACACCTGTTTTTAAATCTTCATTCAATATAATCTCATGAATTGTTTTATATGAGCTTCCAGTTTCAAAATTATAGTCAACATTTGTAATATTATGATTCTCATAAATAACACTTATTGGAAAAGAGCAATCTTGAATTGGATACCTTGCACCATAAAGTATATTCATATCATCAGACGGAATAATATGGGTTCTAAAAACTCCGTAATTCTCTCCATGTATAGATTGAAATACCTTTACAGATATTTTTCCATCAGAACGAGGAATTGTCTGACATACAAGCATAACATGACCAATTTTTCCCCAAAATTTCAATCCGTACCATGTTTCACAATTGCTATTAAATAGTAAATCTCCTGCTTTAACGTTTGAAAAATCTTTGGCAACCGTATAAAGATAACCATGTTCATACGCATATTTTGCAAGATTATTTGCATAAATTCTTCCATACCTACCTGCTTCTAGCCCTGTATCAAGTAGATTATCATAGGTTACAGAATCATCCCAAATAAATCCATTCGGTGAATTTATATTTTCACTATTTGTTGACAAAAACCTACTACAATCAAATCTAATCCCACGTAAGCATAAGGTCACAAAGGATGAACAATCTAATTGATATGCTGTCCCAGTATAAGTGTTGTCATTAGATACATACTTTCCACCGCATACATCATCAAATGGTGTATGATTATTTCCGTATCTGATTTCACTATTTTCCCAATAATCGGTTGCTGTCATGAGCATAGAAGATATAGCTCTATCAGAATTACAAATAACACTTGGAAAATTTGGAATATTAAATCCTAGTAATGCTTTCGTGTAATTTACATACAGTGGGGTATTCGTATTGTTTTGGAATCCAATATAGTATTGACTTTTTCCTTCGTAGAAAACAACTCTCACATACTTCGCATCAGATGGAATTTCAACAATACTCTGTGAATCTTTCGTTTTATTCCACAAATTAATAAACTCTTTATTACTTCCATAGAAAGCAATCTGTCGTGCATGTGCCCCCCAAGAATTGTTTTCTATGTCAAATGCAAGAATATATCTGTAATTTTTTCCATCGTAGCACTCTTTAACTTGAATATAATCCGACGTAAAATACCCATCTTGATTAAAAGTTATATTTCCAGTTTCTAACAAATAAGTTTTTGCATTTATATTATCTAAATCTAAATGATTACAAAATATAAATCTAGTATTTTCACTTTCTCTTTGTGATTTTTCTGCTATTTCTAAAGACTTACCCACATGTATACTCACACTAGTTTCAATCAATAATTTTTTAAGTGCTTTATTTTCGCCTGATATTCTATAATAAGCGGCGTTGTGCGGTGAAAAAATACTTATAATCTTACCATCTGAGTCATACTTAGTACAGTTCGCCATACTGCAAATAAAGTTTTTATCAGCATCGTAAAATCCACTATACAAACTAATTATTAGTCCAGACTTAAATGTATCAATAATCTCAGTATCTGAATAACATTCAATATAGTCGGTTCTTGACCATCCATCATACGGTACAGCACTTCCATCTTCATTACTGATATACTCATTGTCAATTAACGTAGGATGATAACATTTTTTTTCTGATAAATTAACCAAATCTTCCTTTAGCTGACTAACTGCCTCTTTGTTCGCGGCAATCTGCATCATGGAATTATTGATGCTGTTGGCAGTGCTGTCGGCAGCAGCCTTGCTGGCCGCAGCATCTTTCTGTGCAGCCACCGCAGCCGCTTTTGCATCTGCTGCCCCTGCAGCAGCATCACTGGCAGTCTTAGCGTCACCGGCAGCAGCCGTTGCACTCGCGGCAGCAGCGGTTGCGCTTTTGGCGGCATCATCCCGCGCAGCTTCGGCCTGGTTCTTGGCATCTACAGCACCGTCCCGCAAGCCCTGCATCTGGGCAAGGGCCTGGGCAATCTCACTGGGGGTGGCGGTGCTGTTGGCACCGGGCACCTGCGCGTGATCCAGCACCATGTAGGGCAGATTGCAGCTGATGCGCTGCACGCCGTCCTGCACGCCCCGGAACGTGATAGTGGCGTACTTAGATGGTTGCTTGCAGGCTTCCGGAGGGACGGGTACAAGGCCGTCTGTGTCTGCCAGCATGGTCACGCCCTCATCGCTGGGCGTGTTGTGGAACGTTGCATCAATCGCAAGGCTATCCCATTCCGGGCCGGGGCGCAGCAGCAGCTGTTCCGTGCCGTAACTGTCCCAGGTGCCCAGCACCAGCGCGCCCATCAGGCCAAACACCTGCGCAGTGTGGCGGGCAAGGGTAATGGTATGTGTTGTCATCTTGTGGCTTCTTCCTCCTTTTTGTTTACCTCTCTCTCGCTGGCTTCCACCATCGAGATCACGTTCAGCAGCACCAGCCGCACCACAGCGGGGTGCAGGCAGCTGTTGTTGATGGCGTTGATGACGGACTTTTGGAGCTCTTCAATTTTTGCGGTTGTGGTCATGAGCGCTCCTCCGGGGCTTGCGCACCCTGCTGCACCTTGTCCAGCGTATCCATGGCGGCGCGCAGGACGGAGAGGTACTGCGGCAGATCGTAACGGCAAAAATATTCGGCAGCCCCGGCGGTTTGCAGGGTCGTTTCATCGGCCGCTTCGGCCAGGCCGGATAGAGCAAGAGACAAAAGGTTGCGGGCATCCTGCAGGGAGCCGCCTTTTAGCTCGGTGTCGCTTGAAAAAGTGAGGTAGGATTGATGCATGTATACACCTCCGTTGGGTTTAGTTAGGAGTTGGAAGGTGTGCGCGTGCGCGCACGGGTTGAAAATTGGGCCGCAATCCCGTGTCGCAGTCCGGTGCGTACAGGGATTTGCCATCGATCTGGAACAGATTGGTCAGGGTCACGTTACACACCTCCTGTGGCAATGGCCTGTTTGCGCTGCCAGCGCTGTACGGCGCGGCCTACGTCCTCGTCGGTCAGCTCAATGCCGTACACGGCGGAGAGGATCTCCCGCAGCACGGAAACCACGGCTTCAAAGCCCGCCATCTGGCCCGCCTGCAGGTCCTCCATGACCTCGGCCACGGCCTGCTTGATGGTATCCAGCGGGGCTTCCACGTTGGTGCCGTGGCTCTGGTCGCCCAGCACCGCCAAAAACTCCCGGTTGGCCGGGATGACCGCGCCTTGTGCCAGGTAGGGAATTTGCGGGGCGGTCAGGGTGCTGATATGAAACCCGACATGCCCGCCGCCGAATATGTCCGGCAGGTCGAACGACAACCCGTTCAGCGCGTTGATGACCGCATTGATGCCGGTCACAACGGCGGAGATCATCCGGTTGATGAAGCCGATGATGCCATTGACGGCGGTCTTGATGGCGTTCGTCATCTTATCCCAGACGGTGTTGACCGTGTTGCCGATGGCCTGCCAGGCAGCATCCCAGTTGCCGCGGAACACGGCGCTTAAAAAGTCCGTCAGCCCGCGCAGCACAACAACGGCCAGATCGATGGCATCCGCAATAGCCCCAACGGCCACGCCAACAACGTCCGCAATGGCGTTGAATACCTCAGCAAACGCGGGGCCGAATGTGGCGATGATCCACTTGGCCACCGGGGCCAGCAGGTTGTTCCACAGGTCCAGCAGGCAGTTGGCAACGCTTGCCACCAGCAAAAGAATGTCATCCCACAGGGGTTTGAGATGGGAGGACCACAACTGCTGCAGAACGCTGATCAGGTTCTGCAGGATTGGCTTGACAATGGCTTCCCACAGGAGGGTGGCCAGATCCTCCAGATTCTGGAACGCAAGGATCACACCGTCCATAAGGGGCTGCCCGTAAGTATCCCAGGCGGTTTTGATGCCGCTCATCAGGTCTTGCCAGATCTGCAAAAGCAGGTCAAGCGCAGGGATCAGCACACCATTGATGGCGTCCGTGCCAATTCCGCATGCCCAGGTGAACAGGTCGGCCAGGACATAAATGGCAGTGGAAGCAACACCGCCCACAATGGGGGCAAACGCTTCCGAAAACGCATTGATCACACCAGGGGCAAACGTGCCGCTCAGATAGGTGAGCAGTGGGGAAAGCCCCTCGTTCCAAAAAGCAAGCGCTGCCTGTTGAACCTCCGGCCAGACGGCGCTGGCCGCGTTCCGTATCTGTTCCCATGCGGCGCTCCATGCGGCAACGCTGGGGGCCAGCAGCGTCTGGAAGGTGCTCCAAAAGTTCTTCAGCTTGTCCGTGATCCCGCCCAGAGGGCTGGCAATATGATCAAAATTATAGTTTGCTCCGCCGCTGCTCCCTGTCTTGGCATCCAGCCGCTCGATCTCATCAAACCCGGCCAGGCTGCGCTTGGCCTTGTCGGCCTGCTTGGAGGTGGATCCGGCGGCGCTGCCAACGGCATTGATCCCCTTGGCGGTCTGCTTCATGCTGGAGATGCTTTTCCCGGTCAGGAGAGAAAGCAGACGAAGAAAGCCGTTGATCAGAGAGGTGAGAAGGTTCAGCAACCCGATAATCGCAGGGGAAAGCGCGGAAGCCAGCCCTGCGGCAGCAGTGGCTGCGGCACCCTTTAACTTGCCAAGCGCGGTGCTTACCCCGTTTGTTTTGGCAATCGTGGTTCCCATCACGTTTACCACGGAGCGCAGGGCGGAGGAGATCAGGTTAAATACCAGTGCCCCCGACACAATACCTGCAAGTCTACGGCCAAGCTGCCCCACAGCCTTGGAGGTCCGCGCAACGGCAGTCGCGGCAATCTGGGCTTTCCCCGCCATCGTTGTGGATTTGCCTGCGGTGGCTGTGGAGTTCCCCGACGCAGCCATGGCCGCCTGTTCCCGCACGGCACGCTGCTCGGCGGCCTGGGCGGCCTTATCCTGTGCGGCAACGGCCTTTTGCGTTTCTGCGACTATGAGTTCCGCGTGCTGCGTGGCGGTTTCATCCAAGGAACCATAGGCTTTGTTCTGGCGCTCTTTAATTTTGGCAAAGGACTTTTCAATGTCCGCCGCCTGCTTATTGAAGTACGCCTGCATGGAATCTTCGCCGTTCAGGTACTGTGCCAGGCTGCTTTGGCGGGTTACCGCCTGCTCTTCGGTCGCCAGCTGTGCGGCAAGTGCCGCGTGCTGCTTTTGCAGGTCGGAAAGAACGCTTTCCTGCTCGGTATACTTCGCCGTCAGGCCGGGAATGGACTGCTGCAGCTTGTCCAGCGCACCCTGAAGCTCCGACGCTTTGGCCGCGTCGCTGGCAAAATGCTGGCCCACAAACTTCTGTGCTTTCAGGTTTGCAGCTTCCGGGGTGAGGGATGAATCTCGCTGTTTCTCAATCTCGGCCCGGCGCTGCACAAAGCTGTCCAGCTGTTCGTTCACGTTTTCCAGCTCTGCCGCCGTGGATTCCGCCTTGCTCTGGGCATCGGAAAGCTCTTTCCCAAGCGCCAGATGCTTGCTGTTTGCGGTATTGATCTGCTTGTCCAGCGCAGCAACCTGCTGGGCGGTGCTCTTGGCCTTGGCCTGCAGCTCTTTCAGCTCGGCATAGGCGCCTTTATTGTTGATTCTGGTATCCAGAATGATCGACCCATCAGCCAAACATTACACCCCCAGACTTTTGAAAAATTCTTCTTCCGCGCTGGTCAGCTTGTGTTTGGGCAGGGTGACCAGATCGGGATTGCTGCGCACAAATTCCTGCTCGGCTTTGTCCAGCTTTTTGCCGTGCAGGCGCTTATTGCGGATGGAGACGACCTGCGCAAACTGGCCGTCCCCGATGCAGCCAAATGCCCCGATGAACTCCCACCAGTGCAGGTAGGCGCAGCGGCGGCAGCTGTAGCCCAGAACTTTGTCCACTGCCGGTGCCATGATGGCGGCGTCGGTGTCCCAGTCCACAAGGGCAGGCTTTGGCACGGCGGCTTCCACCGGCTTGCCGCAGTTGATAAACACCATGGCCGCCTGGGCTGCTGCACTCAGGTCCGGCAGGCGCTTCCAATCCGGGTACAGGATCTCCAGGCAGGCAAGGGTCTGTTCCTGCGGGCTCAGCTCCGGGTCACGCAGGGCGGAGATGGCATCCAGCACGGCGCGGTAGTCGCTGCGGATGGCAAATTCCTGCCCGCATACCGTCACGCTGGTGGGCAGCTTCCAGCCGCTCACTGCTGTTCCGGGGCCAGCCCGGCGGTGCTGCCCTGGTAGGCGTCCGCGTGTTTGGCAATGCGGGCCGCGCTGGCCTTGGCGGCGGCTTCCACCGCCTGGGTCAGCATCGGGGTGACGGCATCCAGCACGGCTTCGGCCACCAGGCTGCCGTCCTCGCAGAAAGCCAGGCTGGATACCCTGGCAAAGAATACATCCGATACCGGCGTGCCGAAGATGTAATCAAACCAGTGGCGCACCTGCCTGTCCCACTCCACCAGATCCTCGGGGCCGGTCACGGGCGCGGCCGTAATTTCGGCAATCTTGGCGCGGGCTTCCTCCATGCGGCCGGCCAGGCCGATGTCAGAGGGGTTGAAGCGGATGGTGCCGATCAGGGTGCCGTCCGCATCCTTGACGTCATAGCTTTTTAAGCCGCGGTCAATGTTCAGCTCCATTGTTTATTCCTCCGTGAAGGTGGGCACGCCGGCCGCAATGGTGCAGGTGCCCAGCGTTTTGTTGTTGGACAGGTGTACGTTCATCGGCATGCCGACGTAATCGGAGCCGCCCAGGCTCTGGGGCACGATGGTGCAGCCGGTGTGTTTTTCCGCCGTGAAGGAGCCGGAAGCAGCCCCCAGGAAGCAGTGGACGTGCAGCACATCGAACATGCTCAGCTCGCTTACGGCGTTGCGGCGCTCAATGTCCAGCAGCTTGGCGCTCAGCTTCTGGCCGCCGCGGATGGTGCAGGGGTCCAGGTCAAGCTCCGGCTTAGCGGCGCTCACGTTCACGTCCGTAATGCCCAGGATGTCGGTCACGGTGTCGGTGTCGTGGTTGTATTCCACGCTTGCGTCCTCAACGCCGCGGCCCAGCAGTTCCCAGGTCTCCGTGCCGGAACCACCGACGTTGACAAAAATCATATCCAGTTTGCGGTCAGCTTTTTGGCCGGCGGTCAGGTTGATAGCAGCTTCTGCCATGGTTATTCCTCCTCAAGATAGAGTTTGATTTGTAATTGATAGCGGGCCGCGTTGGCATCCGCCCCGGTGGGCACACCGGCGTTGGATGCCGTGATTTTGGTCACGCGGTACCCGCTGACAGCGGGGTAGTTGTGGGTGCGCTCCTGCCCGCGGATCCAGGCGGAGAGCGCGGCGAAAAAATCAGCAGCGTCCAGGTTGGGCTTTAGTTCCCGTCCAAATGGCAGCTGTGCCACAAAGGTCAGGTTGTATTCGGCCAGGTCGTACCCCAGCACGTCGGTGCGGTGGCTCTCGCTGGCCGTGCGCAGGGTGTATTCGGTCGGCTCTGCGCCCAGGTAGTTGGCGTTGAATAGGTCCTGCCTGTTGATCAGGGGGCACTGTGCACGCATCCAGGCGCGGGTGGCATCCAGTACGTTCATCTTCCGGGTCTTCCTCCTGCCAGGGCCGCGGCTTCGCGGATGACGTCATCCTTGTGTTCGGCCATGGCCCGCTCAAACCAATAAGCACCGCGATCCGGTGCGCCGTTGTAGGTCAGCGGGCGGCCGGTGGGGTACTTGTGGGGCGGGCTGAAAAAGCCTGCCAGCTCGCCGCCCTCAAAGATGGGAATGTTGGGGCCGTACACCTCGCCATAGTACAGGTAGCGCGCATAGGGCGTGGCATACACGATCATGCCGTCCCCGATGGCGCTTGCCGTGATGGCGCTGTGCTTGAGGGTGCCGGTGCGGAACGGCACCTTGGGGTCACAATAGCGGATCACCGCTTCGTCCACCGCCTTCTGCACCCTCCCGCCCGGTGTCAGCCCCCGTTTTTCCAGGGCATCCGAAAGGGCGGAAAGGTCAAGGCGGGCATCATATTTCAGTCCCATCAGCTTGCCTCTACATACCAATGCGGCGCGGGGGGGCCGCGGTTGTCATGCACGTCCAGCACGGTGGCGGTCACGGTGCCGCAGGTGATCTTGTCGCCGGGGGCAATGTCCAGCCCAGCGGGGGCGGCGCTTTCCGGGATGCGGCATTTGTACACCCGCGCCGCGTGCAGGCCGGTGGAATCCACCGCGGTCTTTGCCTGCCCGTACCAGCTCACGCCGGTCAGGGTGGTTTCCTCGCTCACATCCCGGTCGGCATCGCCGTCATAGTGCAGATGGGTCAGGGTCACGGTCTGGTCACAGCCGAACAAGGGCCGCACCTCCCATCCCGGCCCGCATAGCGCAGCGGATGGCTGCGCGGCAGGTAAATATCCGCGGCCGCCTGCATGTCTGCCGTGTACTGTGCGGTCAGGGCGGCAGTGTTCAGCGTTTCGCTGTAGCCGTCTGTGTTAAAGGCTGCCAGGCCGGGGCGGCTGCGCTCATCGGCCTTGGCGGCCTGGTAGCGGGCGGCAACATCCGCCAGCGCGCACACTGCCAGCTTTACGGTATCATCCACCGGCCCCCCGCACTTCAGGCGGCCAAAGGTGATGCTGTCCAGATAGGCGCAGGCTTCCCGCACGGCGGGCATCCACTGCCCCTGGGTGGTGATCAGGGTGCCGCAGTAGGCGCCCTGATAGTCGGCAAAATCAGCATACATGGCAGCCCCCTTACATGGATGCAGGCAGGGTGACGGCAACCGGCACGGCGGCTGCGGCAACCGTTACGGTGCCGGTCTGCGGGCGGTAACCGTCTGCCTTGACGCTGTAGGGATATTCACCAGCGCGCAGGTGGAACACTGCGGTGCCGTCAGTGCCGGTCAGGCGGATGGCACCGTTCACATTGACAGCTGCACCGGCAATGGCATTGGGGGAGCTTTCGGCATTATCCTTGACGGTAAAGGTCACAGTCTGGTCGGTGTAGGCGGTCGCGGCGTCAATGTAGGCAAAGGGCACGTTGACGCGGTTCTCGTTCATGCGGGTGGCGGGGTTCGGCATGGCCCAGCCCATGCGGAAGGTAACGCGCAGGGCAATCATGTCCTGCTGGGCCAGGTTGAAGATGATATCCTGGGTGCTGGGGTCCTGGATCACGGCCTGGTCCAGGATCTTGACGTCCACATCCTGGCGGATGGCGTACACCAGCTGCTTAAAGTTGCCGGCCACCATGCGGGCAACGCTGGTATCAAAGCTGCCGTTCTCCGGGAAGTAGATCGGCGCGCCGTCCAGGGCATAGGGGGTGGTGCCCTGCATATCGCTCTTGTACAGGGGGTGGCCGTTGGTGTCCTTAATGCCGCGCAGGGACGCTTTAGCACCCATGGCAGCCACAACGCCGTCCACGGTGTAGCCTGCATCCTCCACCTTGGCAAACAGTCCGTTTTCGCCCAGCAGGGAATCATAGCTGATGCCGCCGGAAACGTTGTTGCCGGCCTGGCGGGCAACGGTGATAATGTCGTTCTGCCACTCTGCCGGGCGGTTGATGCCGAACAGAATGGCCTGGTCCACCCGCAGGCCGATGGCTTCGTTGACGCGCGGGGTCACCTCGCCCAAAATGTCAAACTCAGCATCAGCCAGAACGGCTTCGGGGATGGGGACAATGACTGCCAGCTCACCGGCGGTCAGGTAGACGTTTTCCCACGCCTGGCGGGAAGTCTGCTTATAGCCGGTATCACCGTTGACCCAGTAGGCCAGCGGCAGCATGGAAAGCACCGGAATGCGGGTCTGCTTGCTGGTCATGTTGGGCAGCTTGCGGCCCAGCTGCATCACAACGCTCTGCTTGGGGGCATCCTGAAAAATGGTGCTGACGACCTGCTCACGAATCAGGGCTTCAGCGCGGGAACGATCAATAACATTGGGCATGGGTTATTCTCCTTTCATTTGCCAAACGCGGCACGGATCGCCGCATTTGCTTCTTCGCGGCTGGTGGCGGCTGCCGGGGTGCCGGTAGCACTTGCCACAATGCGCGCGGGCTTGGTATCGGCGGCAAACGCGCCGGGGTCATTTTCGCGGTAGGTCTTTACAAAGTCGTCAAAGCCCAGCAGGCTGTCCCCCTGCAGGGGCAGTTTCTTGGCGGACAGGTCGGCCATAAATGCCTTTTTGGCGCTGGCGCTGGTAAAGTGCAGCCCGGCGGCTGCATTCTGGGCGGCATAGCCTGCCTGCAGCTCGGCCACTTTGGCGTCCGCC